TTGTTATTTTTTCTGCGATGAAGTGAGGGGAATATGAACAAAGAACAGAATGCAGCGCTGGAAGCTGAGCGGGTGGCGTTTGAGGCTGCGTATGAAGCAAAAGCAACTGAACTTGGCGTCATCAATTTTGATCGCATTGCCTTTGTAAAGGGTGCTGACGGGCTTTATGCAATATCCAGCGTGCAAACCTCTTGGTGGGCATGGCAAGCCCGCGCCCAGTTAGCCGCCCCGGCTGGGGTGGCTGCGCGCACTGCTGATGCCCTGCAATCGGCAGATTGGTCGGGGGTTTCGCTCGGCAACAAAGCACTTATCTCAAAGGCAGTTGAACTGCTCGCCGCCCCATCCCCTGCACCAGCCAGCGAAGACGACTACATGCCAGCCGAGATAGTCGGCGGGATCATGCGCTCTGAGTCAGTCGATGCAGTTTCCATGGCTGCCGATGCACTAAGGCCCGCGCCACCCAGCGACGTGGTGCAGGTGCCGCGTGAGTTGCTTGGGCGCTTTGCCGCGCTATTCCCTGACGATATGTCAGACGACAAATCTGGTCGCGCAGGATGGTTGCCACATGTTATCGAGGCTGTTTCGGATATGCGCGCCCTGCTGAATGGTGGCCGGGTATGAGCGGGGTGAAATTGCAGCGAACGCTTGATCAGTGGCGCAATTGCGACCCTAAGTTGATTGCAAGCGCGCAAAGCCCTGCAGCCATTCAGTTTGCCATCGCTGACGCTAAGCGAGATATTTCCGCGCTTGCCGCCGCCAATCAGCGGCTAGTGGAGGAGGTGGCTAGGCTGCGGGAGGCGCTGCGCCATAAAACCGAGCACCATTGCGACATAAACCGAGCTGCTGACGGATCATGTTTCCAGTGCGGCTCTATCGACGCCGCCCTGCGCGGCAACGGGGGGGTGAGTGAATGCCTGAAATAACCAGAATCGAGCTGTACAAGGGCATTGGTCATACATCCGAATATTGCGCGCTGATATTTGCCGACGGCGTATACAGCGCCCGCATAGATGCAGGCCGCGAATTATTCAAAATCACCCATAAATCAACCACCCTAAGCCGGCTGGCTGGCGTTGATCGAATGTTAAACGGCGTGACGCTGGATAGGCTATTGAACCATCCGAGAACAATTGTAAATCCGAACCGGGTGGGTATTTCCAAAATGGAAACAGCCACTCCGCAGACCGCACCGACGCAACAGGAGCCACGCCCATGACCGTAACACGCGAACACCTAGCCGGTTTGGAGCTGGCTGCAAAATATCTGCGCGACAAGGAATCAGAAAACTGGCTTGGATCTAAAGGCCACCACACTGGATATATCGCCGCCGCTGTTGATCTTGAGCGTTTGGCCGTAGAAGCCCAATCCGCCGAGCCTGTGCAGGGTGAGGCGGTTGAGGTGGTTGTTAAAGTTTGGAATCAAGGCGGCTCCGGGGAATTTAGAACCTTCGAGGGTGGCGAATATTTGCCCGACGGAACACAGCTCTACACCTCACCGGCCAAGCCTGACGCTGAGCTGATCCAGATTTTGAAATTTGCACGCACGACGATGGCCGTTACGGCTAAAAGCGAAAACCTGCGCGAAGTTGAGCGCCGAAGCCTGCTGGATGAAGTCGCCCGCATCGACGCCAAGCTAGCCGATGCAGGGCATAGCAGGACAAGCGCATAAGGCTATGGCCGTTAGCTGACACATGTTCCGATCAATCAAAGGGGATTATCCAATGGCAAAGTACAAAAGCCGCGCGCCAAAGTTTGACGATGAAACGCTAGCAACAGCAATGGAGTGGTGCAGCGAGGGCATTGAATGGAAATACATAGGCATTGGCCTAGGCGTCAATCATGATTCGCTGCGTCACGCCATTGATTACCGGTGCCGCTAGCGCTCATTCAACTTAACGATGGTTTTGGTGCGCGACCACCGATCAGCAGATCGAAGCGTGCCAAGCCCAAGCATACCGAACATAAGTTCGAACAGAACGCCATCCAGTGATGGAAGCGGCGGCGCTTCAACGCCTGACACGGTCAGCACCCACGGCAACAGCGGGCGCAGCAAAAATTCATACCCAAGACCCGCCACGCACGCATACCCGGCAAGCGGACGCCAGCCAGCTTGGAAGCCGTTTTGACTTGCAGCCTCTACCTTGTTTATCTCGGCTTGCGCTAGATTGACCTGGAGCTGCATATCAAGCTCTTTGAATGCGCCTTCTTGCTGCAATCGCAACAGGTCTAATTGAGCTTTGGCGCGCGCTTCAGGATCTGGAATAACTTTGTCCAGCAGCCCGGTAATGGTCGGCAGCAGGGCGGTTGCTGCGGCTAGGAAGCTCATTGCCAAACTCCCGTGCGCATCTGGTTGCTGACGCGCTGCGCCCGCGCCGGGGTCTGTTGCGCCCACTTGCTTTTAAGCATGTTGTCGGCGGCTTCCTGATACTTGCCTTGCTCAACCAAGGCAAGCGTGTTCTTGAAGCCAAGCAGGCCGGTGATGCCCATCTGAAACGCCATGTTGATAAGCGCGCCCTTACGAGCAGGGTCTAGCCTTGAGATCCACGGCAAGCGCTGTGCAAGCTCTGCATCAAGCAGCTTGAGGCGGTTGCGGAAAATAAACTCGGATTCTTCCGGCCTCAGTCCGCCATTCTTTCGCCCGTCGATCAGGATGCCGACACCGATAGTCCAAAATCCAAGATGGTCTTGGTAGGCGTGCAGCACCTCGCCTTCGTCGCGTTTTAGCTGGCTGTAGCTGTCTGTGATCAAGATTCCAGCTCCTCTTTCTTCGCCACAGCCAGCCCAGTATCAGCGCTCGCCGGGGCTTCCCAGTCGCCAGCGGGGCAAACCCAGAAGTCATAAACGGTGCCTTGAATGTTCATAGGCACTTTTTGCAGGATGTCACCACAAATCGGGCAAAATTCAACGGTCATGGCTTAAACTCCGTACTGGGTTTTAAGTGCGGCAAGGTCTGCCGTGTGCTTGGTTCGGCGCGCTTCGTATTGCGGGCGGATTGCCGCAATCTTGGTTGCCTCGCTTGGGCCGTCAGACAAAAGAGCCAATGCAAAGGCGTTGTTAAACTTTGCAACGTCCGCTTGATATGCCGAATTCAGTGAGTCCAAGGCTTGCTTATAAGGCATGGTCCATGCCGAGCCATTCCATACTAGGCGCGCATCAGACGGCGGGAACGGCACCTCGATAGCACCAGACGGCGGGTTTTCATCCCAGCCGCCAAGATAAGCGCCGCTAGAGTCAATATAGAATCTTGTCACAATGAAGCCCTCACAATAAAGCGCCAGTTAGCTGGAGTTATAAGGGCTACCGCCCCGCTCGCGTTCAGTACATAAACACCAGCAGCACCGACAACGGCGCGCAGCGTTGTTGCGTTTCTTCCAACCATTATGCCGGTGCTGTTGTTGTTTGCGTCAACGTTTACGGGCGCTTCATCGTTTACAGCGAAGCCTAGTTCGGCAGTCTTGCAAATTATTGACAACTGGACGTTTGAAGGAGTTGCACCTAACAAATGGCTCAAGTTGACAGTACCGCCAAGGGTTATGGTTTGCTCCGGGCTTGTGTAGATTCTCAGAAACGGATAAGCAAACGGGGTGTATGAGAGAACCTCCACAACGTTTGCCGCCGTCGATCTGATGATACAAGTGTCACCAGCCGCTGTAACAATATTGCCGCCAGTCTGAGTGACGATTGCCGCGTTATTGGTCAAGGTCAGCGCCGCATTGAAGCGCACAAAATAGGTCTGCCCAGCAGCAACGGTGAATGCCGTTATTGCCGACGTCCCCGTGATGTTTATGTTTCGAGTGTTTGGCGCAAGCGAGGTTAGGTTTACCGTGGCGGCAGACGCCACATCAATTCGCAGCGTGTTTAGCAGGTCTGCGCTTTGCACTGCAATCGATATGTCGTTTGCGTTCTGAGTTACCGTTACATTCGTGGAGCCTGAAATAATCGAGCGGAATGATAAATCGCTGAGCGTTTTAGTCCTGAAAACCTGAGCGCCAGCCCCTGAGTTGCTAGCCGTGTTGTTTTGCGCGCCGGCTTGAATACCGGCCAGCTTGGCGGACTGCGCACCAGACATGAAGCCAGCGGCACCGCCATCGACGACTAGCGCGTGCTGCGTTCCTCCTGAGCCGACGTGCGCAAACGGCGCGTACAAGTCATTAAGCGTAATGACCCCGACGCGACCATCCACAGACACTACGGTCGAGGTCTGATTGAAATAATCCGCCAAATCCTTGACGGAAAGGTTTCTTGTTCTGCGGTTTCTTGGCTGAAATACCGGCAAAAGGTCGTTATCTTTTACTAGCTCAGTCCCGCCAAGCTGATCAATTGTTGGCACGGTTAAACCTCCGCAACGCCTTCATAAGTAACGCAGAAAAACCCAGCGTCGAACGTATCAATGCCGCCGGCTGTTGTGAGGCGGATTCTATCAAGCGCAGCTCCAAGCGTTTTTGTGCCGCCGCCCGTTAGCGCTGTTGGCGGAGAGTAGCTGCCAGGGAAAGAGAACACCCAAGTATTGCCCGAGATGTTAAATAGGCTTCCTATGACTGTGATGTTTTGCGCCGCAGCAGTAACCCCGTTCAGCAAAAACCCTGTTGTGTTGGCTACGTTCGTTGTGTTTGATTGCCACACGCTGCCAGTATACCCGGCTGCATCGATGCCGCCCGCCGTGCCTAGTTGGATGATTGGGTTGCTTGTGCCGTTCGTGCTAACCCCGGCAACATAGATATTGATTACTTTGGCCCATGTCGGAACGCTCAAAACATCATGCAGCGTGCCCGATGTTGTAGCAATCGTCGCGCGCTTGGTCAGCCTTTGGGTGAGTGTTGTTTGAATCGCATTAACCTGAACCTGCAACGCGGCAACGTCCGTATCGCCTCCGTTCACTGCGCGCGAAAAGGCGCGAATGGCAGGCGTACTTATAAGCGCATTGATTCTGGTGTCGGTGCCGGTTGCAGACTGCTCAAGGATTCTCTTGCCCAGCAAAAATGCGGCGTCAACGCCGGCACCACTATCTGCAAAACCCTGAACAGACCCGCGCTTATCCGGCAAGCTAAAAGTTGAAACGCCATCGCCGCGACCAAATGCGCCGGGGTTTGTGGTCTTGTCCAGCTCATCGACAAGGTTTCCAGAGCCTTCAGCAAAACCCCATAACTGAGGGTAGACAAGGCGGTTTACTACCTGGCCATTCTCAGCAAGCCAGCCAAACGGTAGCGCGCTCTCACTGCATGAGAAAGTCGCCTCAATGCCGACTGGAATAGAGCTTGCAAGCGGGTCAACGATTGCAATCGTGCCATTGTTGGTTGTTGCACCGTCATAAGAGTAGAACCGAGTCGCGCTATAGTCGCCGCTTGGTACGTTGTAGGTGCCTGCCGGTAAAAGAACGGTGCGCCCGGTAGATGCTGCGGCGTCGAAAGCTGCTTTATCGTTGGCCAGATTGTCGCCGACCGCGCCAAAGTCCTTGACATCTACCCATCCGCGCGCAAGTCGCTGATGCACGTTTTGGCCGGCAGCGCCAGTCTGGTAAACGAAACCGACAAGGCCTGATCCTTTATTCGGGTCTGTGTTGTTGGCCAGCTCGCTTGCCGTTAAACCAAAAAAACCTTGGGCCGCTGATTGCGTGTAAGTAACCTGGCTATCATTTTGGTCTGCAACGCGGATTGAATAGTCACCATCTGTAAAGATCCGCTGCGGGTTGCCGCTCAGGTCGCACGGGAAGCCGGCAGAGTTTGTGCGGATTGGTTGAGGCGCAGGGATAAGGCCGGCAACGTCAAAGAACGCAGGTTTTGGGAATGACTGCGGGTCTTGGTTAGGCTGGCCAATGTAGACCTTGCCATTTGCAAGCGCGCGCCCGTTTCGATCCGTGAGATACTGAAACGGCGATTCAACTAGGATATTGGACATCATTGGCCTCTGTTAATCATGAGCGGCTCCGGCTCTTCGTCTTGCATGGCTTGGCCGATAACGGCGATGCCCATTGCCGACGCCAATGCAGGATAGTCTCGGTTAATCGATTGTGCCATTTTGATTAGTTCCGGCCTAGCACTTAATGCCTGCTGCACGTCACGCCCGGTATCTCCGGCCATCTTGGCAGTGTTAATCACATCCATGAAAGTCTCGCCAAACGGCACTTTAGACGCCACGAAGCGCTTGAAAAGGTCGGTGTTGACGCTTGCTGAGCCTTTCGGGACGGCAGCATTGGGCGGCTGGATAAGCTTGGCGATACCTTCGATGTTCTTTAGGCGCTGCAAAGCTTCCTTATTGCCAGAGAACAGAACGTTTATCTTGTCCTCGCCAATGTCTTTGAGCGCCTTCTGAAAAGCAGCGGGGCCAAAGATCGGAGTTTCGCCAATCTTGCGCCCGGTCGCGCCGTATGCCTTATCCATCAGCGACATAATGGTCGCGGCTTGCAGGTCGCCAATAGCTTGCTTGCCTTTCTCGCCACCTTTCGACAGGTTGCCAAGCGTTTTCTTTAGCTGCTCGACCGGCGTTGCTTTTGAGAAAAGCGTAGGGATGACTTTGGACGCTTCGATTTTCTCGGTTACGCCATCGCGCTGAGTGTCGATCAGCCGGCCTGCCAATGCTTGCGGGCTGAACTCGGTCTTTACCTCGCGCACAACACCGCGCGCTTGCTTGAGTGTGCCGATAAGGTCAGCAGCACCACTTATACCGGCCTGCTCAACAGCGTCAGCCATTAAGTCAGCCTCTGCATCAAGGGCGCTTTTGACTGGGCCGCTCAATACCTTAATGGTGCCGGTGTTGTCGCTGCGCTCAATCATGTTGATGGCAGAGCGAAAGTCTTCAAGATTGCCAAGTGACAGCGGCGTGACTTGGCCGGTAAAACCTTCTGGCGCTTTCTTCACGCCAAACTCAATCAGCAGGTCATCAAGCGCCCCGGCCTGCCCCGGAACTAGGCGGCTAATACGCCTGACAGCTTGGTCGTCAGGGATTGCGCCCGCGATATTGTCAGGCAGGATAGGCAAGACCCCTACGTTTTCCGCTTGCTCTGCGGCCTTGCGGTAGAGCGCGCTTTTTTCTGCCTTTAGCAGCGACTTGCGCCCTGATAAAGCCTCTTTCAGGCTTTCCCCTGTGCGCTCAGGCACGCCAAGATTTTGGATCAGGTCATCTAAGCGGCCTTTGATAGCCTCAGACTGGCCTTTGATTGTTTCGCGGAATGGTGAGGCGGCAATGTCAGACGCCGACTCAGCCAATCGCGCCTCAGTCGCCTGCTGTGCAAAGTCTTGGGTAATTGCGCCGCGTGTTGCCGGGATGTTCTCGGACGCAAACAAAGCCGCCCGCGCAGCCTGAGCTGGATCAGTGCCTGGAGCGGCTTGGGTCAGCTCGCGCATGGCGCTTTCAGCCAATTCGTCATAACTGATGCCGGCCTTTGCCAGCGCATCTTGAAGCTCTGCGGTTGGTCGGCCAGCAGAGTCAATCAACTGGCCGGCAGGCTCGCGGCCCGTTACCCGACGAACAACCGAGCCAGCAGCGCGGCCAATATAAGGCAAAGCCAGCTCAAGCCCACCCGCAACAGCACCCCCAATCGCACCCGATGCCATTTGGGTGTTGAGGTCTTCACCTCGGCCACGGGCGCTGATTGTGCCTTGTGCTGCTCCGAGTCCAGCCATTGCAGCAGCTCTAGGCGCAAGCGCTGCGATTTTTCCGGCCCCAGCGCCTGGAATAACGAACGGAGCCGACTCGCCAACGACTTCCCCGATTGTTGTTGCAATTGGTCGCTGCTCTTGTAGTGCTGCATAGGCTTGTTTTTCCACCTCGCCTGCCGGCTCGACCAAACCTAGGCCGCGCCCGATATTGTAAAACCCACGACCCGCGCCAATCAGTAGCGAGTCAATCGGCCCCTGTTCAGACGCAAGCTCACGCATTGCCCCTTCACGGTAGCCTACAGGAAATTGAGCCATTGCCGCTTGTGCGGCAGCTTGGCGCGGATCTGCTGCCGGTTGTGCGCGGTTCTGCTGGATGATTTGAGCGATCTTTGTTGCCGCCTCAAAGTCACCGGCTGCATCTGCGTTCTTTAGCGCCTCGACTAGTCGGGCTTCATCGTATGCCATGCTTACCTCGGGGCGTATTTATTCAGCAGTGCGTCAACGTCTGGTGCGGCTTGCGGTGCGGCGGCTTGGCTCGGCGCGGTCGGCTGCGCACCGCTTGACCCGCCCTGAAACTTAGCCTGCGCCGCTATCAATTTTTCCTGAATCCGGTTCAATCGCTGCGTGACCCCTTCAAGACTGCCTTTAATGCCGTTCTCCGTGATGTTAAGACCGGACGATAAAGCCTTCAAAAGCGCAAGGTCGGTTTCGCTAAGCACGCCGGTCATTAGCTTTAAGTTCTCAGCCGTAAGCATGGCTTGCAGCGCTGTTGCTTTGTTGACAATATCCTGAGTCCTGCCGCTAAGCGTAGGAATTGCAGTGGTTGCAGTACCGACCGCATTGGACAACGATGGGTCTTTAAGAAGGTCTTGAGTAAGTTGCAACGCCTCACTTACAACGCGCCCCTGTTTCTCTTTCTGCTCGACTCGTTCGCTTCTTACCCTTTCAAGCTCTTCGCGCTTCTCTTGAACCTTCAAGTCAAGCTCTTGGCGGCGAAGTTCGTTTGTTTCGCTTGCTGCGGCCTGCCCTAGGCGCTGGACTTCGCGGTCTAGCTTCTTGTCCATCAGGGTCAGTTGCTTCATGCTCATAGCGTTTGCCCGATTAGCCGCCCCTTCCTGCTGCTGAATATCTTGCGCACGCATCTGGACGGCCTGCCCGCTTAGCTGCGCGTCAATCTTGGCGCGCGCACCGGTCACGTCGAAGTATTTTTCAGGGCCAAGCGCCAGAAGCGAGAACTTGTCAGCACGGTCAGCCAGCGCGGCCGGGTCTTGCTGTAGTGTTTGCAACAGGGCTTCAGGCTCATAACCCGGCCCAGCACTACGCAGCACGTCAGCATTCTGCGCGATCAGGTTCGCAGCGGCTTGCGGGTCGGTTGCGGCAAACTGGCTGAGCTGCACGCCAAGCGAGCCGAGCGCGGTTGCTTTTTGCTCATCTTGGAAGCCTAGCGCGCCTTTAATCTGCTCGTACTGATCGGGGAATTCGCCCATCAGCGCGGCAAGCTGCTTACGGTCGCCAGATTGGAACGCTTGGCCAAATGCTTGCTGAAACATTCCTTGGCGCTCAGCTTGGGCTTGGGCTTGCATTTGAGCCTGCTCGCGCATTTTTGCTTGAGCTTCCATCTCGCGAATTTGCATAAAGCTGCCAATGCCCTGCTGAATCTGCGAGCTAGCAGAAGGCTGGTTGAGGATCATTCCGTAGTCAAGTGCCATTATTTGCCCATCCCGCCAAGCCCGCCGCCAATTTGAGCGCCAGCAGAAGCGCCAGCAGGGCCGCCAACAAAGAAGCCACCAGCGGCCCCTAGCATTGAGCCGATATCGCTAGCGCCCTGTTTCTTTGCCGCAGCCTGCGCAAGTATGCCCTGACCTTGCGCTTGGCCCATCATGTTGTATTGATTGGCCACGTTTCCAGCCATGCCAGCCCGCAAATTAGCCAAACTGGTCTGTGTGTTAAGCCCCTGCGTCTGCAACTGGCCAAGCTGGTTTAGCTGGTTCTGATAGTACTGGCCAAACAAGCCGGAGCCGAACTCTGCCAAGCCTTGCTGGACGTTACCACCACGGAGCCCGCCCGTTGCCGATGCGTTTTGCATAATTGCGCGCTGGCCCGCGCCAAGCTGGGCTTGATAGCCTGGCATCTGCTCAAGCCCTTCAATGGCCTGCCGCTGGGCGTCTGCGCCAGACTGGCCGAGCAGTGCGAGGTAAGAATCAAGACCACCTAGGCCTGCTGCGCTGTACGGGTTAAGAAGCCCTTTAGCTTCGTCATACGCTGCGCGCTGCTCGGCAATGGCGCGCTCCATTGCCTGCACTTGGGCCTGCATTGCCTTTTTAGCTGCTTTTTGACCGCCGCCGCCCATATTCTTGACCTCTTAAAAGTGCGTAATTGTGCAAGTCGTAGAACTCGCCGTCACGGTGGCAAGCGCCGCGCGCCGTACCTTCAAACGTGAATCCGAGCCGTTTAGCAAAGTTACCAACCTGCGGGAACAGGCTGACAACGGTTGTGCTGATTCTATTGATTGGCCATTTTTCATAAAGCCAGTCTATCAGATGAATGCAGAACTCATAGCCTTTTGACTTAGCGGCAGACGGGATGCACAAATGCACCTCAATGTCCCACATGTTTTTGATGATGCACATGGCACAGGCAAACGGATCGTCATCATAGCCGACCACATAGAACACGTTTTGCGCGTCAATGAATCCGTAATAAGCCGAATCCGCGTACCGATCCTGCACAAACGGGTCATCATAAAGCGCCCGGATCAAGTCAGGATTCATGCACAGGTCAACCCTCATACGACCTGCCATCCTGTTTTGCTGCCGTAGTCAGCCGATGTGTTGACATAGAGAACACCGTTTGCGAGGTCAAGATAAAGCCGGCTACTGTTGGCCTCTACCACGTTAGTCGGCGGGCCGTCACCGGTTTTCATTGTAGCATCAGCAACGGCTGCTGATAGGTTTTCCATATAACGAATTACACGCTCATTGATACCGCCAATCGCTGCAAGCTCATTGCGTGGCGGTGCAGGGATCGATGGCTTAGGCATTCAGCGCCTCCACGGTCACTTCCAAGCGGGACGGGGTGAAAAGCGATTCATTGGCCACGCGGAACAGTATGGACATTTGCGAGTTTGCCCGACCAATGCGCCGCCACTTGGGGATTTCATCGAAGTCGCCACGCTTGCCAGCCGCCGTCCACCGCTCCTGACTGTAGGTCACGCCGTTACGGCTGACGCTCAGCGAGATTTGAGGGTTTACACCGACTTGAACGCGCCCCGGAAGCCCGTACAAGGCCACCTCGTGAACGATAATGCCGCGCCCCTCATTGAACCCCAGGGGCGTTGAGAACTCGCGCAGAATGACTTGTCCGTACTCAGTTACAAGCGACTCATCAAGCTTGCCGATTTGCCCGGTCATCAGGTCACCCACGATCCACTCACCGAAAGCGCGGGTGAAGTCGCGCAGGCGATACGGGCCGCTGTCACTTTTGCGGATATGCCACAAAGGCACGCCAGCGGCGCGACTGCCGTACAGGTCATAGACTAGGGTTTGGTCGGGAAGGTTGATGGTGATGAAGTACTGGCCGCTCAATGAGTAGGTCTGGCACGTCACGCCGCTCAGGATCACCGGTCCATAGCTCTGGATCACCTTTTCAATCTCATCGGTGGCAATCTTCTGAGCCTGTCCACCCGCCGCAAGATAAACGCTTGGAGCCTCGCCACGGCCTGAGCCGACGAAGAACAGCGCGTCCTCAACCTCTACCGCCGCCTTGGTGCCGGCAACGCCCTTGGTGATCATTGCGCCAGCCACGCGGGCGAACGGGAACCCTGCGCCGCCAACGTTCTGGAATACTTCAATGGTCTCAGTGCCACACACATACGACTCATTACGCACTTTGACGATGGCGACGTTAGCATCACCCTCAAACTCAGCAGAGCCAAACGACAACGGGTTGATAACCGTCGGGTCTTGTAGGCTTGAGTTAAAAATAAACTGTTCATCAATGAACAGGAAATAGCCATCAACGTAGATAACGTCAATGGCGCGGCCGAAGTTCGGGTCGGTGATCTGCTCAAGCCCGCCGCCTGCCGTCCAGTAGAACGCCTTGCCGTCCGCCACGATGCAGATACGGTCGATGCTCTTCGCAATGCTTACCGGCCCGCTGCCGGGGATGGCACCCAGTAGCTCTGTGACGCCGTTGGAGTAGATGCGGATGAGTTGACCGCCGCCGACTTGGTAGACCAACCCATTGAACTCAATCGCGCCGCGTGCTTCACCCTCACCCATGGCGAACGGAACAACGCCCGGAACTTGGCGCAGGTATGAATTGGACAGGCCATTCTCCATAACCACCGGGTAATAGTTGACCGGATAGCTCTGCCGGTAGTCGGCCTGAGCGTTGCTGTAGATGCCTGATACGATGCTGATTTGCGGCATGGGTAATCCTTGGTTTGCGCCGTCCTTGGCGCGTGCTCAATTAAATGAGCGTTTCGACGTGGGTTCGCATTACCGCTTGGGCTACAGCAGCAGCGGCGGTTGTCATTATCTGC